TCGGATACCAGTCCTGCCGCGGTTGCGAGATCCACTCCCTCTGCTGCTGCAACCGCCAGCACCGACGGCAACAGCTCAATAGACTGCACCGCATTAAAACCGGCACGCGTCAGGATCTCCAATCCCTCGGCGGCCTGCACGGCTGTGTACTCAGTGCTACTGCCAGCATCCGCCGCGGCTCGCTCCAGCAGCTTCATTTCTTCAGCAGTCGCACCCGTTACCGCCTTAACACGGTTCATTTGGCGTTCAAAACGGGCCGCACTGCCAATAGACTGCTCGAAGAACCACTTCAACCCGGCACCGATCGCGGTGGCAGCGACCAGCCCCTTGAGTCGACCGATCAGGGCGGAAACCTTACCAGAGAGACCATCAGCCTTACGGCCCGCCTCACCCAGTTCATCTCCTAAACGATCGGCTTCAGTACGAGCACGCCTGGCACCCTTTGCAAACCGGCCGTTAGCTTCATGCATGCGTCCAGCACTGTCGAAGTAGCGCCCGGCGGCTTTATCTGCATCGGTCAGCTGATTGACGAAATGACCCGTAATCTTGCCAGCATCATCAGTGGCGGCTTCCAGCTGCTCGATGCCCTCTTCTGCCTTATCAAGCGAACGATCCAACCCTTCAGCGGCACGGCCGGAGTCTTCCACTTCCTTTTTGAAGGTGCGCACCACACCACTGGCCGTGTCCTTGGCTTTGATGAGGAGGTTAAGGGCAAGGTCTTTGGCACTCATGGTGGCACCCGGCGTGGATTAATGGAGGTTAAACGGCAACGGAGGGCGGGCGCCCTCCGGGTGGATCAGGTCAGGCTTAGGGGGTCAGCGTTTCCTGATCCAGGTAGAACGGCGCGGTTTCGCCATTCACCAGCTTGACCTTGCCCGCCAGGGTGGCGCTGACGTACTCGCTGGCGAACAGGTCCACCGCCTCAGTGGGAGCCAGTACGCTCTCGGGCACTTCCAGTTTCACCGGCAGACCGGTGGCCAAGTTCTTGCCGTCCATCAACAGGCGCACGCGGATCATGGAGCGGATGGCGCCCTTGATGCGGGTGCCCGCCACGGCGTTGTAGCTGTAGCTGATCTTGGCTTCAACAGCTGTGCCGGTATCCTGTGCGCCGCCCGGGGTGGTGCGGATCATGCCCAGCGAGTAGTTGATCTCGTAGGCGGCGGCCGGGATGGAAGTGGTTCCATCGGACTCGAACAGTTCAAGCCCTGTCGCGCCGATATTGCCGTGGGGCAGCTTGGCCCACTTGTTACCGGCGGGCAGAACGATATCGGTCAGGCTGACGGAGCCGCCGCCCTGGTTCAGCTCCTCTACGTCGCCCAGAAGGGCCAGTGCCAACAGATCGGCGGGTTGGTCGTCGATGACGATGCTGATTTCGGTGGGCTGCGGCAGCACTACGGAGTCCAGCACCTGACCATAGGAGTCCTTGCGCTTGGAGGTGCGGTCCACGGATTCGGACGGGGTGTTCAGCTGTAGCTGAGTAACGTTGATCGGGCCGACCAGGCCAGTGCTGGCCCCGGCATCGGTAAGACGGTCGAAGTAGACATCGCCGGCAAGCAAGAGTCCGCTCATTATCGTGCTCCTTTGGTTCTGAAGGTCAGTTCAAATGCGAGTGGGTAGTAGCCAAAGCCGGGCCGAAAGCTGGGCTGTGGCGCGTTAACGCGGTTGATGGGGCCCAGCGCGGTGTGCACGCCGGAGAGGGTTTTGACCAGCCGGGCCAGCAACACCCCGGCCTGTTCCTTTTGGCGCAGGTTGATGGCCAGCACGACGGTCCAGGTCTGTACCACCCGACCAAGCATGCCGCCCTGCGCCTGTTCGCTGACGCGGTCGCCGCGATAGATCAGGTGCACCGCCGGGGTGATCTGGCTGCGTTCTTCCATCTCGGCCAGATCGGCACTGCTGTAGACCTTGCGGATGCCCTCGACCTGCTCCAGCAGTTCGATCAGGTGCGGTTCGGCGGCCAGGTAGTCGTCTTTGAGTTCGAGCATTTAGATGAACCCCTTGCTGTTGCCACGGGCGAAGACGCTACCGGCGGACTGGATCTCGGCGGTGTTGCTGCTCGGGCCGGACTCGTCGGCATCGAGCACGCCCAGACTCAGTTCGCCGGTGCCCAGTTTGGTCAGGAACTTGGTGGCCGCTTCGTAGCGCTTCTGCAGCTGCTCGGGGGCGCGTTCATCGTTGAGGAGGTAACGCGCCATGTCACAGCACAGACGCACCAGCACATCCGGCACGGTGATCAGCGGCAGGCGGTAACGGCCACCGATGTAGCCATCGATCTCGGCGCTGGCATCGGCCAGCACCTGGTCGAGTACGGCATCGACAATGGCCTCGGCGCTGCCGTCCCGATCGGTGAGAAGGCGGATCTCCTCTTCACCGAAGCGGCTGATCATGTCCTGACGGGTGGCGTACATGGTTAGGCCTCGTGGTGGCCGCCCTGGGCGGACTCGATCTCTTCAGCTTCAATGGCGGCAATCAACTCGGCCTTCTTCATGGCAGCGCCGCCCTCAATGCCCAGATCCAACGCCAAGGTGCGAAGGTCATTCACGGTCAGGGCATTCAGATCGCCTGGTACACCGCCCGGCTCCACGGCCCCAGCCTGATCAGCACCCGGATCTGCCGGATCGGTTGTTTCAGCAACGTCCGTTTCAAAGTCGCCAAACTCCACCGCCAGGCGCGGTTCCGCCTTGAGCTGCTTGATCTGTTCGGCTGAGAAAAAGCCATCCGGGTAAACAGTCGGCGCACTCGGGTGAGCCACGCCTGCACGGCGGAAGCCATTGATTGCAGAGCTGATACGAATTGGCATTTCATGTGTCCTCTCGCATTGTCAGTAAGGGGGCCATCCCTGGCAGTTGTCACCCCTAGGAGGGTTACAGGTAGTCCGCGACCACCAGCTCCAGGCGGTTGCGCAGCTCGTTGGAGCTGTTGGCATCCAGCTCACGTTCCAGCAGGCGGGTGGCGGCTTTTTCCAGTGACGGCGGCACCACCAGCACGTTGGGGCGCACGCCCAGCTTGCGGCCACCGTCGGCCTCGAAGGCGCGCATGGCACTGATCGCGGCCCAGAGGTTGTCGGCGGTCAGATCCTTGCGGGAGCCATAGGCCAGCTGCCACAGGCCAAAGCCCACGTTGCGGCGGCAGTCGACGCCGAAGCGATATTCGTTGGCGGTGAAGACGTGCTCGTCATCCAGTTTGGTCATCGCCTGCAGGTTGGCCGCACGGCGGTTCTGCAGGATGATCGGCTTGATGGAGCGGGTGGTATCGAGCAGATACCAGGCGGTACCGGCACCGGCGTTGTCATCCCAGTTGGCCACGCTGACGGCAACACCGGTGCCATCGGCGTTGGGGTAGACCGGGTGGTCGGTATCGAAGTAGTTCTGCCCGTCGTAACAGAGGGTGGAGGTGCCCGCCGACAGCAGGCCGTAGACCAGCTCGTCCGGGTGGATCTCGGCCATGCGGCCCATCTCCTGGAACAGCGGGCTGTAGATGCCCACGTTGTCGTCTTCGATGTCATCACGGCTGACCGCCACGGTAGACTCGTAGGTCTTGTTGGCGATGGAGTAGCCGTGGGCCTGCATGTCGTTAAGGACGCGATCGCCGACCCATTCACGGAAGGTCGGGAACTTGCCCAGCCAACCATAAGTGTTGGACTTGCTGGTGGACGGGATCTCCATTGCCACCTTGTTCCACTGCGGATCGGCCTGTTTCATGCCGTCCTGGAAGTCGCCACGGTAGCCGGTGAACAGCGCCTGCAGCAGTGCGGGGGTAACCATTGCCATGGTGTGTGCTCCTGTTTAAGTGTCGGTTATGACCGCAGCCGTTATGCCTGGGCCTTGGCGGCGGCAAACTGTTCCGGGGTTTTGCCCAGCAGGCGGGCCGCTTCCTTCTCTTCGGCGCTCAGGCTGGCCACCGGGTCATCACCCTCCTTGGGTTTGGCCTGATCGGTCTGCTTTTGCGACAGGGCGGCCAGCGGCTGTGCCTTGTCCAGGAAGGCGCCCAGGGCCGCCATATCCTTCTTGCCCAGATCCCGCGCCCAGGACTCCATGCTGGGCAACAGACGGCCATCGTTCTTGGCATCGGCCAGCAGCTGTTCCAGCTCGCCGGTTTTGTGCTGGGCACTGAGCACGGCCAGCTGGGCCTGCAGGTCGCTGACCACCTCAATCGGCACATACTTGGCCGGGTCCGGGGCGGTATCTTTGGCGCTCAGGTCTGCCAGCTGGGTGGCCAGGGTGCTCGCGGTACCGGCCTGCGTTTGCAGCTCGGTCAATGCCGCCAGTGCCTGGGTCTGCTGTTCTTCGGACAAGGCCGCATCGCCCTGGACGGTGATGCCCAGCTGCGCCAACAGCTTTTTCAGAAGCTCGTTCATGGTGCTCTCCTGGTGGGTCGGGTGGGTTGAGGTGAGATCGGACGCGGTCAACGACGCCAGCGCCTGCATGCCATCAATGCCGGGGCGGTTGGTCAGTGCCGCAGAATGCAGCTTGAGGGGGTAGCCGGTGGCGGCGTCGTAGGGGAACACGGCCGACAGGTAGCGGTATTCGCCCTGGTCGATATGATCACGGGCGCGAGCGGTCCAGCGCGGCTTGATCCAAAGGCCGGAGCCTTCACGCCACTCCAGCTGCTTGAACCAGCCGGCCGCCGGTGCGGGCTGGCCGTTCTCGTCTTTGCGCAGGGTTTGGTGCTCGTAGTCGATGACCAGGTCATTGGCGGCCGCTTCGGCCTGAGCGATCAGGCGCTGGGCAATGCTGGCATCCAGATACCACCGACCACCCGGCACATCGAGCGGACGGCCATCAACGGCGCTGAAGGCTCCGGCGGGCAGCAATTGGTGCCAGCCGTTGGCATCGGCGTCGAGATCGAACGCGAGCACGGCCACCGGATCGGTGCCGGTGTGGGCGTTGAGTGCTGCGAGTGGTGTGGGTTTTGAAGTAGTCATGCCGCCATGATGGCGGCATGATGGGAGGGCGTGGGATTAACGCGTGTTTTTTAAAAACGCAGGTTAATCCTTTTTCGTCTCTGGCTCTGTTAAAGCACGCAAGAAAACCAGCGAGGGCTTTTGCTGCCCTGATTTGCCCGTTTTGAAAACGATGCTCACATCACCACGGATGCGGCGCTTATGCACCAACTTATCGAGGCCAACGCTGGGATCAATCTGCAACCGAACACGGATGTCATCGTATTTTGGCAGCGCCACCGCCCACCCTTTCCGGCCACTATCGAGATCGGTTGCCCTGATCTCTAACTCCATGTCGCTGAAGTCCTGAATCATCTCTTCAGGTTCACTCTTCTTCAGGTAGCTTGGCGCTGCATGCACAACATCACGGGAGAAGCCCAATTCATCAGAACCGTTGAACATGATTGTTGCCTGAGAATCACGCTTCGCCGGCTTGATCACGGCAACCGCATTTTGAGCAACCTCTGCCTTATCCTGAACAGCTCCCTCAATGAGAGCACGAAAGTCTTCTGCCTTCATGTCTACCATGCCGGCACCAATATTGATGATTGTGTTGTGGTTAGCTTGAATCGTTGCTTTCTGCTCTGGAGTGCCGGCGTTATCATTACCATGCTGGTGAGCAAGAGC